CAAGTTCTGCGGCCTCTTTTGCCACCTGTGCGATTTCTGCGGCATAGTCCTTGGCTGCTTGCGTGGCATCGCCAAAGGATTCGGTAACACTATCCACCCCAAGGGTTACCTTTCCAACCGCGTCAGCGGCTGTCGTGGCGGCTCCTGCAAAGTCGCCACTGAAAAGCTGTTCAACAGCCTTGCCAAGCTGCGGGATAAGCTCCAACAGGCCGTTGAACCTGTTGACGATATTGTCCTGTATGAGCTTGGCGAAATCCTTGACGGCCTGCTGTGGGTTTTGGAAGGCTTCAAAGACCTTCTCACCCAACGAGATGACAACGTCCGTAAGCTTGTCCATGACACCGCCCAGCGTGGCCATGATGACACGTAGCTTCTGCGCACCGCGCTCCGTCTTCGTGAAGAACGAGAGCAGGGACGTAAAGGCCACGATGAGCAAACCGATGCCCGTGGCGGCCACAGCTACCCGAAGGCTTTTGAACCCTCCCACGGCTGTCTTGAGGCCCTGACCCATCTTAGCGAACCCTGTCACGGCTCCGCCCGTCAACGCATCAAGCTGACCCGTAAGGCCAGAGGTGGCCTGCGAGGTATCCTTTATGCTGTCGTCTACGTTGTCAATGCTTTTGGTGACCTGCGTTGTGTCCGCAGTCACCTCAAGGACGACCTGTTGTTTTGTTACAGCCATGTGATGAGCTTATATGCGCCAAAGGCGTACGCGGTTAGGTAGAGGGCCGTCATGGTGTAGTCCAAAAACTTGACCCACCATGGCAGGCGGTTGGCTTTTTTGCTTGCCATGAGCAGGTCGATGGCTGGCATGATGTGGCGTGGTGATTCCATTACGTTTGTAGTTGTGCGGTGTTGGGTCTGCATACGCTTGTCCCTGACCTGTTAGGCTCCCATCTGTATCCATAGTATTCGCAACACGTCTTCCCTCCGTAGTCAGGCCCCCCCGGGCTTGAACTGTTGAACAGGATGACGTTCTGCGACTCCCAAAGGCTTGTCGGTGTGTCAGCACAGAGCGAAAGGCCGTCCAATTTCTTGATGAGCTGCACCTTGGCAAGGCTGGGCGTGTTTGCGTCAAAGGTCACGGAGAGGATGCGGTAGAACGCATCATTGACGTACACCTTGTCATTGAACTTTAGGTCGGCTATATCGGCTTCGTTTAGGCGTACGCTGCACGTCATGATTCGGGCATCGCTGGAGTACAGCTCCGTGACGTACTGCGCCCAAAAACGGATGTACAACGTGTCGCGTGGGTTGGCGGCTATATCGAACAGCGGCCTCTCGACTCCGAAATTCAAGTCTTTCGATGTGACCTGTGGGTCGGTGCTGTTGTAGTTGCTGAATGTCGGAAAGACAGCCGAGCGATTCGTGTTCGTTTCATCTTGATAGTAGAAGGTGTTGCCCGTGTCTAGCCCGCACCAATATGCCAACATCGGCAAAGGGTCCTGTATCCCTGTGCCGTCCGCTGTCAGCCCCCTGAACAAAGGAACGGAGGTGCCCGGAACCAGCGAAAGGATGTAAGGGGCGAAGCCTGTTTGGATAATCAGTTCGCCCGTGGCAAAGTCGTTTTCGGATTCAACGATGCGCTGCCTCCCGTACACCCTGTCAAGGGACTTCTGCACCTCCAAAGAGATGAAGTCCTTGCCCTCCTTGTGCGTCCATTCGTAGACCTGCGACTGGATGTCTGTCGTGGGCTTGATGGTAACATCCTTTCCGTAGTCGACCTTGTTTGTCCAGTCCTTGTTTGCTCCGCTTGCCGTGTAATTCTCGTAGGTGTCGATGAGCAAGTGGTTCGGCTTGTTAGGGTCAGGCACGAACACAAGGTTGAACATCTTTTGCAGCGATGTGAGGTAGTCGATTTGCTTCATCTCAGGCAGGTTCTCAGCCACGCCCACCTCGTACCCTCCAAAAGGTTGGCCTGCAATGACTTCAAATGAGGTTCGCACCCCATCATTGAAGTTGCTAGAACCTGAGAACGTGATGCTTCCTCCCCCTACGTTTGGGTTGAAAGCGTTTACCTCTAAAGTGTCGCCACTACTCAAGAAAACATCGTCGAATGTTAATAGCAGGTTGTCCTGTTGCCCTGTAAAATCTGTTATCGCGTAGTTCTCAAGTACGGTGGTATTTCTGCGAAGCCGAATGAAGGCTGCCGTAGCTCCTGACGAGCCTGAAAAGCTCCAAGAATATGTGATGCGCACCGAATAAGACCCTGAAGCAGGTGCCGTGTATTGGTCTGCTGTATTGTTCCAGTTGCTGCCGGGGTCAGAGCAACCTGTTTGCGTGTCGCTAAAATTTAAGTTGGCTGAGTTGCCTGCCGTTATGGTTTGGTCCGAGGCAAGCGTGGTTCTGATGTTTTCGTCCACCACGTCCTTGGGTTGAACCTGTTGGCTACCGTTCCATGCAGGCAGGTACACGTCCTCGAAGTCGCTACCATTTAGGTACGTGCTTTCGTACGTAAACCCAGCTCCCGATAGAATTTTGTCAACCAAAACCTTGGCTTGAACGAACGGGGTCAGGTTAGACATTGGTATTCCCTCAGTGCTTGTGCCGATGGGGTTGGTGCTTGACCAATTGTTGCCCTTATCCATTAGGCCGTAGCGTATTTCGGGAGATATGCCTAAGCCAATCCAACTTTGACCGACATTGACGTACGTCAGGTCATGGTCGTAGCTGCTGAGGTCAAGGTCCGAGATGAAGGCCCCTCCCAGCTCTGTCTTGAGGTCAAGGGCACCGCTAAAGAAGGCCACCTCGACCTCTGCATAGATTTCCTTTGTCAGGTACACGGCCTTGATTTGCACGTAGCCCTCGGCCAAAGGTGTGGACCCGCTGTGAAGCGATGCCGCAAGCCTCTGCTGCAAGTTCAGGCCACCCACAAGGGCAGGCTCGTCGATGTTGCCAAAGATGGTCCTGTTCAGCTCCGTGAGAGGTAGCCGAAAGGTCTGCGTGAAGCTGCCCTGCGGGTTGTTGATTTTGGTAACATCAGCATACTGGAGCTTGATGTTGACGGGAGCGTTCTCGTACAGCTCCGCATCGATACCCGAAATAATTAGCCTCAGCATCGGATGTCCCTTGCCAGTTCAACGTCCAAGGAGACCTCGTAGAATCGTGCGCCTGCGGGCTGTATCTGCAACGAGTTGGTGCGTACGATGCACGGCTCCCAGTCGCCTGTCCCCCTGCGCATCTGCACAACGGGTGAGCGCATAAGGTATTGACATAGGTCACGCTGGGCCTCGGTGAAGAACTGCTCGGTGAGCGTGTAGGCTTCCTTGCCCACCTTCCCGTACGTATCGTACTGCTGGATGTTGGAGGCTATGGTAAAGGTAGCTTCTCCGTAGGTCCCTACGTTCTTTCGGTACTCCTTGCCCGTGGTGCTAATTGTAAGGGGCGCCCGTGAGTCGAACCGCAGGTAGTCCCAGCCTCCTCTCGTGTTAATCCATGCAAGCTGTGTGGCCTCGTGGCTGCACGGGCGGGGCTTGTTGGCTGATACCTTTAGGTTCATAGACATTGCGCTGCTGCCATCCTGAAGGACAAAGTTTACGATGTCAGGCATGGCCGTAAAACCAAGGTGCATCCATGCCGCTGGGCCTATCGGTAAGGCGTACAGGTTGTTCTTTGTAATCGTGGTGGCGTCAGCAACGGAAAACGAGAGAGCCTCAACCAAAGTGCCGTCTGGCCTAAGCGACTGAGCCGCTACGTTGTCCAGCCCTGTCGGGACTCCGAGGCTGTTCGTGTTCAGGAACATCATGACGGCTTCGTCGTCGACGTCCATGCTCAAACTGATAGTTCCGCTAACGGGCTTGAGGTCGGTTAGCCATGCCTTTTTGGTGCTGGCTGTTGGATAGTATTTGGAGAAGGAACGCAAGAGGCCCGAGGATATTTGCTCGGTGCCATTGAGCAGGTAAATGACCTTGGTGTCTTCCACAGCACTTTCCGTTGTGCCAGTATAAGAAGCGGCCTGAATAGTGAAGCGCAGAAGGCACAGCTCGTCGCAGTTGAACACCTTGCCAGAATCCTGCACCGCGTGGATGGCGACCCCGTCTTTGCTTAGGGGGAACTCAAGGATGCCACGGGCTATCTTGGACAGGTCGAAATGCACTACGTCACTTGCGTTTGGAACGAGGTAAAGCTTGGCCTTCTCTGCTCCTGAGGTTGTGGGGTTTGTGCTGCGCCTAACTATGACGACAAACCTGTCGGGCGGTGTGCCTCCATCGTCGTCAATGGTGTAGACAAGGTACTGCCCAACGGGCCATACGTCTTGTGCTGGTGAGCTGATAATATCTGCGGCCATTACTTTGCTGTTGCTGTGATGTTTCCTATCTGCGCACTGATTTGCAGTGCTACGTCTTCGGCCTTGGCTTCGGCCAGCTTCTGGGCGTATCGTGGGTACATGGTTTCGTACGCCTCAGTCCAGTACTTTACGCCCTTGATGCCCTTACGCTTGATGCCTCGTGCTATGCCAAAGGCTGCACCCTTCATTGCCTCCTCGGTCTGTGGGATGAACTTGCCATCGGCATCACGCAGGCGCACCCCCTTGACCTTCATCCATTCCATGATGGCCCCAACGGGCGGCTGTTTGGTTGTGTAGCTGTACGGGCTGCCGTGCTTCTTCTGGGTGCCGTTGACACCCCAATGCAGGAAGCCAGCGTAGGGAAGGGGCGACCCAAAACGTACCGACCCTCCCGCTATGCTGAACGTAAGCGATTTCTGAAGGGCGCGTGAGGCCACGCCATAGGTCTTGTTCTTGCCTATGGTGCGGGAGCCAAGGTTGCGCTTCGCCACGTCCCTTGTTTCCTCCGCGAACTCCTTCAGTATGCGCTCGAAGTTTGTCACTTCCTGCGGCCCTTTCCGAGTACGATGGCTTGCACGATGCGCTTGAGGACGTTGACAATCTTGTCGTCCTTCTTTGTTTCAGTCAGGGCCGTGATGGTTCCTGCGGCTGTCAGTACAGCGAGGGCCAGTTCAGCCCAGTGTGATGAAATAAAATTCATTTGGATGGATTTTTGATGGTTTCGATGTCGTCTTTGGCCTGCTCGACGTCTGTCTGAAGGCTCTCAATTTCTGCGAGGCGTTCGTTTACAAAGTCGACCAAGCGGTTAAGCATAGCGAGTTGCTCTTGGCCCGTTGTGGCGGCCTTCTCTTCGTCGGTAAATTCGAAAGGATTATGCATGGTCGATAGTGACTTTGATGTAGTGGATTCGATACGAGCCTGTCACAAGCGCGACAAATGCCAACGACAAGTTGTTTGCAAGCTGAAAGACAGAAGCCGAGGAGGTGTTGCTTGTAACTACGTGCGTTGATGTTCCTGCGGCTGTATGAGTCGGGAAGGTCATAGTCGTAAGGCCAAAAATGCCTGACCTTGCGCT